ACAGTTGCTCCTGAACTACCTTCTGTTCCGCTAGTTGCAACTCCCGAAGTATAACTAGACGATCCATTTTTAAACCTTAATGGGTGTCCAGTGTTAGTGTTATCACTTACATCAAAGACGTATGTTACTCCTTTGAGAAGTTGTAGTGTTGGGTTGTTTATATTATTTAAAACAAATACATTAACTCCACCTACATTTGCAACAGTTACAGTAAAATTAAGAGTACTTGCTATAGCTTGTATCTCGTTGCCCATAGCATTGCCATGTACTGTGCAGTAGTATCTGGCTGGTCTTGAAAATCCTGTCTCTGCTATTTCAAGGGTTATTGTTGCGCCTGTTTGACCTTCTGTTCCGTTTACTGTAACTCCTGTACTAAAAGGAACACCTAAACCATCTTTAAATCTTAGTGGATGTCCAGTATTAGTATTGTCGCTTACATCAAAGACGTATGTCAATCCTCGTACAAATGTTAGTACAGGAGATTCCACACCATCTATAAGAAACTTATTAACTCCACCTATGTTTGCAACAGTTACTGTATAGTTATGTGCTTGTAATTCTTCAACATCTCCAAAAGCAGAACCAGTAAGACTTAAAGATGTTAGAGATCCACTAGCCCCACCAGTTGCAGTAGTTCCATTAATTGAAGTTGATGCCGTGACTGCAGGAGATGCTATATTTGCTTTACCATTAAAGGTCAATGCAGCTATACTTGTAGAGGCTGATACTGCAGTAACTGCAAAAGTTCCTGGACCTGCAGCACTGATAGAACCTAATGCTCCAGTTGCTGTTACACTTCCTAGTACACCTGTGAAAAGCCCTGTACTACTAAGTGATCCAAGCGCACCTGTTGCTGCAACACCAGTAAGTACCTCATTTACACCAGAGTCCTCGGTTGCACCAATCGGATCTCCTGCAATCGTAGAATGACTAGGCATTCACTTATCCTTTATTGATTATTGCCACTGTGGTCCTTTAAACCAAGCTACAAGAGATTTTCTAACGCCTGAAGTTACTGGTGAAACTTGATGTATTAAGTAACTTGGGAAAATAAGAACAGTACCTTTTTGTTTTGCGTCTGCCATTTCAGGATTTGGAACTTCCGTAAACTGAAAGTCGCCACCCTCATATTCACTAGGGTCACTTAACTGCACAGTTATAGATAATTTTCTATCTAAACCATCATCAGCGTTCCAATCAATATCGTGATGCCAATCATAGTGACCATTCTCTGAGGCATGATATTCTGTGTATTGTATCTCTGCATTTTTATAGACATTGACGCCAAACGCATTTTGACATGAGTGGTCTACATACTGAAACAAAACATCTCTTAACCAATCTTGATTTGTAAGCCAACAAACACGACTACTTCTAATGCTGTCGTCTGCGTTGTTAAACGTGCCAGCTTTTGTTGTTTCTCCTGCAAGGTTTATAATGTTTTCCACCATGTCTTCCGACATATTCTTTTTATATAATTGCCAGTTTTGTCTCATGATGCTTGCCTTGGGAAAAAGAATAGTGCTTGATTTAATCTGTGCCGACTATAGTTACGGTCTGCTTCTGAATAAAAATATGTATCATCATTTATAGCAGCACCATGTGGTATGCGTTTTGCGTTGAATAGAAATCCCCTATTAAATTTAGGTTCTAAATAATCTACTACTTCAAAATCTGACTTAGGTTTCCAAGGATGTCTATCCTCTTCTGTTTTCTTACCACCATACCTGTGAATGCTTGCGTGTTTATCAATATAAATATTTGTGCCATTAGTCTCGGCTTCATTTAAATATACTATACAAACCCACCCATCGTCTTGATGCGGAAACCAGAAATTATCTTCATAATTATTAAAGTCTGATTTTTTCCAACGCATAAAATTAGTGTCTAAAACGTCAACGCCGTCTTCTCTATAGACATCCATGTTTTGGTCACTAAGTAATTCTACAAGTTGGTCTGTGTATTTTTTTAATGTCGGCTCTTTTCTGTGATGCCGTAAATCAAAAAACTCATCACCATGTAATGGATGTTCAGTCATTACTTTATTAGGTGGCCCCGACAGGATCATGTCCATCATATATGCAGGATGGTCATAAAAATTATCTATTTGAAAAGAACGATTTCCAAGTAAGTCTATTTCTTTTATATCCATTATGAGAAAGATCCATCAGGTGCGGCTGGCCAGGTTACTGTATTTGGAAAACCTGATTGTGCAGGAACATCCAACAAAGCCTGTCTGTATGTTATCCAAGGTGCTTTTTCAGAATCAGACATTGCTGCCCAACGTAAAGGATTAGAAAGAACAATATCTAATTGTGACAATCTAAAATCTCTATCTGCCCTAACATCTGCTGCTGCTGCTGCCTCTGCTTCCGCTGGAGTTGGGGCCACATAAGCCTCCTTATCGGCACCAATTAGTGTAAGCAATGCGCTGTTATCAATCGTCATGTCAGTGTCATCAGCATCAAGCGTGTAGGGTATCCAACCTGCTTCTGGATGGTTTATTTCCACGTCAATTTTACTTCCGTCTGCCGTTAAAACTTTTGCATTACGATATTCTGTTATTGGTATAGTTGTTGTCATGCGTACCTCACAAAGACTGATGTGTACATATCTATTCGGCTCAAAGCTACAGATCCGTTATAATAACCTGTCTGCCCCATAAGACGCCAAGAACCACTCATAGTATTGTTTTTGTATCCAGCATTAACATATGCATAAGCGTTAGCTTGATAAAGACCGCTTCCTGCTCTTGTAGAGTTTCCAGTTCTTTGCCCTGCACCAGACCAAAAAAGTAAAGCGTAAGAACCAACACTGTTCCAACCTGTTGCAGCGTTTCCTGTCGGACCTGTCGGTCCACGAGGTCCAGTTGGCCCAGTAGGTCCACGAGGTCCAGTTGGTCCTGTCGGACCTGTCGGTCCTGTCGGTCCTGCAGATCCATTACTTCCAGCAGGGCCAGTAGGTCCAGTTGGTCCAGTAGGCCCAGTGCCTCCGTCATTACCTGTTGGTCCTGCTGGTCCAGTTGGTCCTGTTGGTCCAGATAATGCAGCGTTGGTAATTGTTGCTTTTTTCCAAGTAGCGCTACCACCATCATAGACTGGTATTATGTCAGAAGCTGATAAACTTGTTTCTGTAGCTAGCCCTGTTAATGCACTCGGCAAAGCTGTAGCTGTTACATCAGCATTAGTTGCGACACCATCTAGTTTACTACCGTCCGTTGCTAGGTTTCTACCATTAATTGTTCCACCAGTAGCTAGATTGTTACTGGTATCCTCAAATAAAAGTTTAGAAGCAGGTACGGTAACAAAAATATCTTTTTCACCAGAAGACCAACTAACAGCATTGTTACTATTAGAGCTTTCTAATATTGTAGTTCTAGCAAGAGTTGATCCAGAGGATGTAAAAGTACCAATACCAATTTCGAATTGAGTACCATCAGTACAACAGTAGTAACATGTATTACCATCTCCTACTGCTGAAAATCCTTGAAAATTTCCAGTTGCTCCCTCTAGACTGTAGGTTCCTGTTCCAGTTGTTTCAGTCGTTTCTTTTACTCTGTTTGGATTTACTAGTGCCATTGTATTACCTCTAAGCTATACGTATGACTGCGTTGGAGGCGTCTGCTGTAGGAAAGATAACAGTAAAGTCACCTGCTGTAGATGCCACGTTTGAGCCAAACGAGAATACAGCTATAGCTTTATTACTAGCCGAACTATTATATATCAAGGCTCCAGCAGCCGTAATTGTCAGGTTCGAGAACACTTCATCTGCAAAGTCTACAAATGCCGTAGTTCCCGACAATGTTATTGATGCCGAATCTAGGTTTTGCCCCCCTGCACTATAGTTTGTTCCTGTAGCCTCATCTGAACTAGATGTTAATTGAGAGTAGTTAGTTGTAGCTGCTCCAAAAGTTCCTGTAGGAGAAGGTTTAATTAACGCTAACTTTAGCGTGTGTGTGTCTAAATCGTGAACACCCCCAAGAAGCTCTTCCTTGAAGCTGCTGCACATTGCTGTAGTAATAGTACCCATGAGAATGTTCCTTTTGTTAAGGGCAATGTAAATGCAC